GGCGGGGCGGCGGGGGGGCGGCGGGGCGGCTTCGAGAAGCTTCGAGAAGAGGCGGCGGGGCTGTGAGCGGCTTCTTTAGGGTTCAGCCCGGGCAGAAATTGAGGGCAGAGTCATTTCTCCAATCCGTTGCCAGTCCTCCATGCCAAGGCTGGTCGAAACACTCATTCCACCGAAGGATATATAAAAATACAAGCATATATTTGACACGGAGCGCGGCCACCAAACGTCGGCTGGGTCCGCTGTCCAATTGTGTCGGTGGGCATGCCGTACATTTTATTTTGACCTATCGAATCAAACCTCCTCCGGCATGTATGTGGTCCAGTTGCCAAGTTGTAATAATCATCTTTACTTATCGGAGTGTGTGACATCGAATTGCATGGAGCATCTGTCCCTTGTGGCGCTCGTGCGTGTCGATCGAGTCAACCGAGCGGGGATGGAGCATCATTGCATCGATAATGTCTACACTGCCACAGTGCCGGCCGAAATAGCATTCCCACCACACTGGGGAACCTCCTGTAAGACGCCACATTGGGTCCGCGCCAAGGTCCAAACATGCAGAGATGATCTTCGGATACCCAAAGTGGCACCCCAACCATAGGAGCGTGTATCCGCGGCCTGAGTCGCTCTCGATGGTCGCGGCGTCTATGTCCATGCCATGCACGGTAACGAGCGCCCTGATGAGCTCCGGGGACTGAGCGTGCGCGATACCCTTCAGCAAATCGCTATGGGGCTGCTGAAGCTCGTGAGGTTTCAGGGACGCCAGGGCGTGTGGGATGTCGTTGGGGTCTAGAGGCGTGCTGTGTGCCTTCAAGTATTCGTTCATGAGTGAATTGTTATCTTCCGGCTAGATTTTAATATGTGCATTTAAACGGGAAGAAAAAATGAAGTGTGATAAGGACACCGGAAAGTTTCTGAGGTCGGGAGGCCCTCAGAAATAATTGCGATTTAAGATGGGTCCGGCTTGCGCGGGGTGCCGAGGGGTGCCGAGGAACTGGCGGGGCGGAGGGGCTGGGGACACCGGAAATTTCTGAGGGCTGGGGCGGCGGGGATGCGGGGCGGCGGGGATGCGGGGCGGCGGCGGGGCGGCTTCGAGAAGCTTCGAGAAGAGGCGGCGGGGCTGTGAGCGGCTTCTCGAAGCGCTAAATCTATCTGCGCCGCGCGGAAAATCTACGGCATTTTTATGTTCGATATAATAAATTCATAATGACCGATCACACAGAGGTCTTAGCGACCCTTACCGACGAGCAGCGCGCTGCCGTGGATGCCGTAATCGCGCAGAAGGATGCAACCATCGAGGAACTCAGGCTAGTGGACGCGACGCTGCAGGTCATGATCGCCGAGTGCAGGGCACAAAAGACATGCTCGGCTCAGGCCAGGCTCGCGTGACCCATGCAGATCTGATGAGGCTCTCGGCGGCGGCGGCGCACAGCACGTGGCAAGTAAGAGTCCTGTGACCCAGCCCGGGGGAATCACGAACTGTCGTTGCTCTCATTGATCTTGTTCCTCAAACTGTCGTAGAGGTTCGGAGGATGCGTCAGATGCGTCTGCTCGGGAACGGACCGGCCCGCGGCCCCGGTGACGGCGTTCCAAGTAAATGTCATTGCCGTCTTGGCCGCGTGCTCGAGGGCATTTACCTGGTCTTCGGAGGCGTCAGGACTGCGGGATCCCAACTCGATTTCGTGAGTCCGAGAGGGTCGAGAAACGCGGGTCCCAACTGAGGAAAGTGATCGCACCTGATACCTTGGCAGCAAAATACAAACTGCTGACAGTTGAACCGCGTGGGGTCGTAGACATCGCCGCGGCAATCCTTGAGCATCCGCTCGGCGTTGTATACGGTCGTCCGTCGACGCTCGACACCCTCGCCGTCCGTCTCATCGTAAAGGACGACCTTGATGGCCTCTTTGGCAGGCTCCGCAAACTTCGAATACGTCTTCCGAGTGATGCTGGACGCGCCGCTACCGTCCTTGTTGGCATCGTTGTCGATCACGCAATCCTTTCCCTCGAATTTGCCCACAAAAATGCCATAGTGATAATACCCTGGTTTGCATTGATAAAAAAGCACGTCCCCAGGCTGCGGCGACGCGATGATCTCACTGTATTTGGGGTGTAAGAGTGCGTTTCCTACGACTCTACACGATGCCCATAAGCCATCGGCGTCGGCGTACCGCGAGGCGTCTAGGGATTTCATGGCGTATATCAGAATACAATATAAATTCAGATGTACATAAACGCACAAACAATAAAAACCCGCAGATTTAGCGAGCTTTATCTGGAGCGCCGGGATCTCCCGCCGATTCGGACACGTCGCCCGCGATTCGGCTTCAACAGGTTCCGGTGATAATTTGGCAGAAGCAACCCAGAAAGCGCGTTCAAATCATCCGTTTAATAATCCCGTGGATCGTAGCGATGGACGTCAGGAGACTGCGCCAACAGCTGGCCATCGAACGCGGAGCTCGTATTGATGCCGACCGCCGTGCTCGACTGGCAACACGCAGGGCTGATCGTGCAGAACGGGATGCCGCTGCCGCGCGACAGGAAACAGAAGAGAGTCTGCGCCGTATTCTGGAACTCGAAGCAATGGAATCGCGAGCCGTCGACGACCTGAAGCGCGCGCTCCAGGATCGGGAGAATATGGCCGAAGGGACGTGGAAGGTAGCGCACCTGGCGGACGAGGCTTTAAGGAACGCCGCGGCCGTTCTCGTCCGCAGCGGAAGGTGCGGCGATTCGCGTAGGGTGCAAGATCTGCAACGCGCATACGCCAACGCCCTACACTCGTTGCCGCAGGTTGAATCAGAGTCTGCAGTTGGCCTGGACAAACCCAAGCCGGCTGCTCTTGGGGCAGAGATTGTAGGGAATGGTGGCAAGCACGCGCGGGGAGACCAGCGCAATCGGCTTGCTGAAGATGGCCTGTGGGTTGCCGGTGTGAACGTGTGGCCGCACATCCGGGGCCGCCTCCTCCGAGTGCATCTCTCCGCCGCCTTGCTGAACGAGGGATACTGAAGCTGTGGTCATTGATGTATTACAAGCACGCGCTCTCATACCTCGGCCAAACTCACAACTTGGCGCTTCATTTGTTCGACTTCTTCCAGTTCGCGCCCTGATAGCCATGGGCCTTCGGGTCCAGTGGGACAGACGGCGGGCGCATTTTCTGTACAGGCGTCGCGTACCGGGATCAGCTTGTCGTCAATTATTCGCAAACTGTTTCCGATGTGTTCAAGCCACCATCGCACCTCTTCGTGTCGCAGCTTATCGCGCTCCTCTCTGAGCTTGGCCAGATCACGAGCTTGTTGCGCGATGGTTTTTTTGTCACGTTCGATCTTTGTTTGTCGATCCGTCCTTTGGTCGTCGTTTTTGCTATTGACATACGAGCTTCGACTCGCAATCAAGCTAGCAGCGCCCACGACGACAGCGCCGATAACGATGCTATTGAGAGCACTCATGATACCATAACACAAAAAATAAAACCCGCATATTTAGCGAGCCTCATCCGCAGCGCCGGAATTTCCCGCCGATTCGGACACGTCGCCCGCGATTCGGTTCCGGTCATAATTTGGCTGGGGGCACCGAAAATTTCTGAGGGCTGGGGCTGGGGGGATGCGGGGCGGCGGGGATGCGGGGGGCGGCGGGGCTGTGAGAGGCTTCGAGAAGCTTCGAGAGGCGGCGCGGGTTCTCGAAGCGCTGATAGGTACACCATCGGAGTGGTTCCTGACAGTTTCGGGAGCATATAATTCTCAAATTATTGGGGCCGCTATGTCATATTTCACCGGAGTCGACTCATGACGACCCGCCGCTGCTGCCAAAAAGTTGCGCACCGCCCACGGCGACCTCGGATGTGAACTTGATCCCGAATGCAATCGCTCCTCCCACCAGGTCCATCTGATTCTCAACTCTGCATACACGATTCAAAATAGACATCGAGATATACTTCTTTCAGTGATGATATGGTCGCGCGGGGCGTTGGCATGCACACAACCACGTCGTCTCCGACCAACCTTCCCGTGTGACACGCAGCGGCAAAATGGTGGCAGTTGAACGTGCTGATGTTGTACACGTTGCCACGGTAAGTCTCGTATGTTTTCTTAGCTTTGTCCTGGGCACTTCTCAGTCTCTTCTTCGTGTCCTCGTCAGTCTCTTTCTCGCCGTTATCCTGTGTGTATATCATGACGTAGATGGCTCCATTTTTAGCGAAGTCCCCGTACCGCACCTTCTGGATGCTCGACAGCTCTGACCCTCCTTGAGAGCCCTTCACCACGTTATTGTTCTCGATCACCCAGGCCTCTGTCTCGCCATCATCGTTCGCGCTCTCGACATAGACGCCGTGGTGGTAGTAGCCTTGCTTCACCTGGTAAAAGATGTGATCACCGGGCTTGGCGGGTCGGACGATGCAGGACGCGGGCTTCAGGAGGAGCTCCCCGAATTCCCTGCAGAATTTCCAAAATTCGTCGGGATCGGCGACGGGTACCATTTTTTGCGGACCCTCCCGAAGGTCGAGAGCGTTCATATCCTTCATTGGATATCACAAACAATAAAACCCCGTGGATTTAGCGAGCCTCATCCGCAGCGCCGGGATTTCCCGCCGATTCGGACACGTCGCCCGCGATTCAGGAAGCCTACGGCAGTCGACGCAGCTGCTCCTCTCGCAGAATCTCGTTGTGATCATGGGCTCGTTTCGCTCTCGACCCCCCCGCCGACTCGGGCATGCGATGTCCTCTCGCAAGCTTCTCGGACTGCACGCAGGCCACCGAAGCTCAGTACGGCGTCTTCCATCGACAACAACTCATCGATGCGCGAGCTCACCCTAGCCTCGGCCTCGGCCGCTCTCTTGTTAGCCGCATCCGCCTCGGCTTTGCTCGCTCGCGCCTCGGCTTTGCTCGCCCGCGCATCGGCCATGTTCGTCAGCGCATCAGCCTTATCTATTCGAGTCGCGTGTGCACACCATGCAACCACAGCTGCCGCGGCGACAGTGGTGATTCCCGCAGAAATAATCACGGTTGTCGTATCCTTCATTGTGTATCTCAAACAATAAAAACCCGCTGATTTAGCGAGCCTCATCCGCAGCGCCGGGATCTCCCGCCGATTCGGACACGTCGCCCGCGATTCGGTTCCGAATTGTCGCGGGATTACACATTACTATGAATCATCCGCAAAGACATGCATGATTTCAACGATGGTAGCGCCCGGAAGGATATCGTGCAAGGGGAGTACCCGGCCGTCCACCGGCAATTTGAGCGTCGGAAACTGGTCCAGCCAGGCGTGCGCGTCAGCCGGTGATGCGGTGCGAGAAACCAGGGCCGCGCGCTTTTCCCCGGTCAATTCGTGGTTAGGAACCAGGAAGTACGCTGGAACCCCGCACTCGGTACCGATCCGGATAACGAGGACCACCGGGCCAGACGATGAGCACGAGTGAGGCGCATCATCGAGGAATGGAGACGTCATTTCCTGAATTGATTATGCTGGAGAGGAGCTCTGTGCCGGGCTTCAACAGGCTCCGGCGAGGTCCTTTCCAATGAACGCGGCGGTTTCCAATTAACAGGCTGTAAAACCAGCGACCGCCCCGATTGCCGACATTCCTAATTAATATGAAATAATGGATTCCGCGTCCGAGTCCGTGGTCCTCCTTTCCAATGTTCGTGGAGCTGACGAGCCGGCGCGCTATTACTTGGTCGCGCTCTCCGAAATGACAACGGAGATCCGCAGAATGCTGAAAGAATCGATCGACGGAGGTCCCGAGGCACCCGAATGGCTTGCGGCGCTGGGGGAGCCGCTCGGGGGTCTGGACCGCCACGGGTTCGGGACGAAAGCGCGGAAAATCCCGGCCGGTGCGCGCGTCGTGGAAATTGTCGAAGTTTTCACGGATTTCTGATACTGTAATTATTATCGCGCGTACCGTATGAATTCAGAGCGCCAGGCAAAGTTGCAGTATGCGCATCGGGCAATAGCGAACACCATCCGCGAGTACGAAAACCGATACATGACGACCAGGAATCGCAATGCGTTCGACGATGCCATGCGTACCAAGGTGCGTCATTTCCTCGCGATTGCAAATTCCAGGGATCGTCATGATCTTCTCGCGTGGATCGAGGAAGAACGTGTGAAAAAAACCCAGAAACGACGCAGGAACGCCGGGTCCGTCGGGTCGTCCGGGTCCGTGGGGCCGCCGAAAACCAGACGCACCTGAATTTTATTTATTGGCAAAGGTATGAGCTCGCCACATTCTCGCACCCCCGCCGGACTACACAACAGCTGGAACGCCAGGAGGACGCCGGGAGGGTCGCGCGCGTTGAACGAATGGGGCCGAGAAATGAAGGTTGCTCGCCCCGATTTGCCTTTGGTCTCCGGCAAGAGCGTCATAGTGACCATCCCATATTTGTACGAATCGTTGAAACAGAGGACGTGTGATGTCGGCGTGGACGCGAAGACGGTCACTCAGCTCCGGAATTTCGCGTACGCGATGATGCATCGGAACCCGATCCCGCCAATGACCCGCTCGGCCGTCGACAGCGTCTTCACGAAAATGGTCGCGGCGGCGAAAAACGTCAAATATACGGGGAACGCGTTCACAATTGCGCGTCGGAAGTGCGGGTTCCCGGTTCTGAAGAACGGTTTGAAGTACAGGTTGATGACGAACGAGGAAATGAAGGAAGCTGGGTACGTATCTGCCGGCGCGGACAAGGGAGTTTTCATGATCACGCGGAAACGGAAAGCCGAGGCCGCAGCCGCAGTGTTCGCTGGTCGACACAATTCCATGCAGCCTCCTCGACACAATTCCACCCTCGCACGGAATGAGTTTATCAAGTCTAAAGAGGAAACGGATCGATTCTTACGAAACTTAAGGGCAAATCCGGCTAGTTTCTCTTATGGTGCCGCGAACAATTATTCGACTCGAGCAGATCAAGCGTTCAGAGAGCATCTCGATTCGCTTCCCAGTTCTTACTGGAATCGAATTCCCGGTGACGTAAACGAAGCTACGAACCATCTGATGAACGGAAAATAACCGTTACATAAATGACGGTACGTGTATTTTTATCCTGCGGATCGTACCAGATGAACGGGAATTCGAGCAACGACGAGTCCCTGGCGAAGAAGAGGAATAGGTTGCTAGATATCGACCGGAAGATTGCGGCGCGGAAGAAGCAGGAAAAAGCGGTGCGGATGGCGAGGCTCGAGGAGGCCGTGGCCAGGGCGAGGGCACACGAGGCGGCGAGGGTTTTGCGAATGACGAATGGCGAAAGGAAGGAAGAGGCCGGAGCCGGGCGCGGGAGGACTCGGGAATTGCAGACGAGGCAAGTGGCACAACATCGCGCGTTTATCAGGTCCTGGGAGACTATCGATGGAGGGGTACGTAAAGGAAAAGAAACGCGGGATCTGAGAATGCGTGAGGTTGCGCGGACAGCGAAGCGGTTGAAGGGTATGACCGAGGCCGAGAAGAAACTGAGGAGTCAGAGGATTCAGTCCGAGAAGTCGTTCGTTCCGGCACCAGGACGAACTCGTCAAACGGCACAAACGCGGAAAGAAAAAGTCGCAAAGGCCAAAGCGGAGGCCATAGCGAAAGCGAAAGAGGAAAGGAGGATCGATATTGCGGTATCGCTGGCGAGGAGAGCGGCGTTTACCCGACGCCTCGCAGAAACCAAGCGAGAGATCGCCGAGACCAAAAAACGGGAAATCGAGGCGTTCGATGCGGCGCGGGCGAAGCTCATCGCAGACTCGCGTGCCCGGGAAAGGAGCGAGGCCATCGAATTGAACAAGCTGAGGGTCCACCGCGAGCTGATGAATAGCGTGCGGGCGGCAACACAAAGACGATCCAGGAATCCGCCGGGCGTTCTCGTGTCGATCCTCAAACAAGGACCGCGACCCAGCCTGAACGATCGGACACGAAGGAAACGCAGGATTTCCGTCGGGTTTGCGCCGTATCACACCGGCCGGGAGTTTCAGCGGTTTTGGAACAAGGCGCCCAGGTCAACGCGGAAACTGATAGAGAATCGCGAACACCGTCTCCGGGAAAAGCGCGAAAAGGGTGTCAAGGCTTGAACGCCAGGTGCGCCAGGGCGATCCCGATGATGATGTCACTCGAGTAGTGTCCGCGGGACGCGATCATCAAGAACGAGTTCATGGCGATGTACGCGATGCCCGGGATCGTCGGCATGAGCGCGAGTGCCAGAAGCGTCGTGAACAGCAGGTGTCCGCTGATGGGGCTATCCCAGCAATTGCCGTTGAAGAATTCCATGACGCCAAACGTACTTGAATCGCATTTTTTATCGGATTTCGGGTACACGGTCGCGACGGTGACCAGGGCGCGCAACATCATCAGGGATCCGTAGGCGGGAATCACAGAGTCCGCTGCGGCGCGAAGCGTACGGAGGTCCGGGATGAACGCGAGAGCCGGCAGGGCGATGGACAGGGCGAGGACGATTTGCGGGACGTCGATCCTCGGAATATATTTGAACCCCAGATCATAGACCTGGTGTTTGCCGGTCTCGACGTGCCGTCTCCCGAACTCGTCGGCGATCCAATTGCCGAGGCCGGAGACTACGAGCGGTACGAGCCCCTTCATGCGGTACGCCGGATTAAAAACGAAGACGCGACTTTCCCGATGGCGAAGGCTGCTATCTTGGACAACACGTCGTCGGCGGCCGGGATCCTGCTCGCGAGCGATATGTCCGCGGCGCCGCACAGGACGATCCATTTCCACGGCACGTCCAGGCACCCGAGAATCCAGAAAATGAGGTGCCAATTTGTCAGGGAAACGCTCGATTCCAGCGATCCGACCCTCGCGAGTCCCACATTGGCGACATTTGACGCGGTGAGGTTCTTGGATACCGGAATTCTGGACAACATCGCGTTCGCGGTTTCGGGGAATCCCACCGATGCCGTGGCCGAGTCGTCCGTGCCCACCGGCTGCCTTGCAATGTCCTGACGGGTCGCGAACAGTTTCAGGCCGGGAATATTGCTCATCTGGATATCGATGTGCGTCGATACCTTTGGAGATTTGTCCAAGAGGTACCGCGCGCCCGCACGGGATACCACGTACGCGTGCGTCCCGCCGAAAGCCACGAGATCGCGCACGGATCCGTACGTCTTTGTGCGATGCACGGACATTTTCTGGCGTGCCTCCGAGCACAGGAAGCATCCGAGCAGGAGCACGTGGAAATCCTGGGGGACGTCCTCGAGCGCTTTCCGGGCCCTGGCCATGAAATCTCCCGAGAGCACGACGTCGTCTTCGAGAATGAGCGCGTACGGGAGATCGCGGTCGACGATTTGTTTCCAAATACTGATGTGAGACATTCCGCACCCGATCATTCCGGCGGTGCACGTGCGATGACACCACGGCGTCGTTCCGGCTTCGAGATCTGTGGCCGAGAGCGTGCGAGGATCCACGCCGCGAACCAGCTGGTACCGAAGCCCGATTTTGTCGCACTGGGCCGATAAGCGGTTCATTCGCGACCTGCCCGTCGGCGTGTCCATCGATATGACGAACGCGTCCATTACCATCCACCGGATTTAAAAGATACCCGATACTAATGTCCGGCGTCCCGAAGATCATCCACGCGATCTGGTACCAGGGATCCGACGCCATCCCGGAGAAATACCTCGTGAACCTCAGGAAATTCCGTATGTTGAATCCCGGCTGGGAAATCCGCGTCTGGGATAACGCGAGTCTCCGCGCAGAGTGCTCATGGATCGGCCCAGAGTACCTGAAAGCGTACGATTCGTTCAAAATCATGCATCAGCGAATCGATTTCGGGCGGTACGTCGTTCTCTCGCGGTACGGCGGGATTTCCGTCGATATGGACGTCGTCGCGCTCCGGCCGTTTGACGAACTCGATTTTCTCGCGGATCTCCGGGTGCTCGCGGTCTCGAGATCGGTCCCCGTCGGCCGGTTCAGCGCGTTCAAGTACCAGAACGCGGTCCTCGTGACGCCGCCCGGGGACCCGATGACCCGATGGATTGTCGATCAGACCGCGAGCACCGCGAAGACGAATTCGAGGCTGCTCGGGTATCTCCCCGATTCCATGCAGGTGATGTTGACCACTGGACCGTGGTCGTTCAGCCGGATCATCGAGAAGGGTCCGGCAGGCGGGGTCCTCGCGCTGGATCACACGGTCTTCGAGCCGTGCCTGGGCTACGATACAAAGTGCAAGGCGCCAAAGTCCGCGTTCCTGTTCCACCAGCACGATGGCACGTGGCACGGGCTCGGGAAGGCGATCACGATTTTGTATGACGTCGGCCCGGATCGGATATTCGTGGCGCTCGTGAGCGTTGTGGTGGTCGCGATGATGGTCGGGAGGCTACGGAAATAAAATCTCGCGGAACGTATGTCTCAAAAAGCAACGGGCATTCTCAGGCGCGCGGTCCTCAAAGTGTGCACGGACCCACGGACGAGCACGGTCCGGTCGATGGCGCACACGTGGGACCTCCTGGCGGCCGTCGGCAAGGTCCAGGTATCTCCCGCAATGTCCAAGCTCCGCCAACAAGTCATGAACGACGCTCTGATTCGCGAGGCGGGTCTCGGGAACCTGACGACCGTCGATGCGCTCCTGAAGGCCGGGGCCAGTCCGAGCGCTTCCGGGTCAGGGACGACGGCATTGTACGAGGCCGCGCACAACGGGTGGACCAAGGTCGTCGCGCGGATCCTGCAGAGTTTCGCGAAAATCGACGTCCGTGTATCTCTTGGTCTCGGGGCAATTCACGCAGCGATCGTCGGCAATTACCCGGGTATCGTCCAATTGCTCGGGAAATCCGGCGCGAACCTCATGTTTCAAACGGCCGACGGGTCGACGCCTCTCGAGCTCGCGATCCGTCTGCACCGGCCAGCGATCGCAACGTACCTCCGAACACAGGGAGCCGTGCGTTCCAGGACCAGGTAAAAAATGTGCGGTGATTTCATGGTGGATAAAGTGCTTCTTCTCGTATCGATTCTCGGGACGCTCGGTGTGTTGAGCGGGATCAAAGCGTTCAATGGGATCAATTCGGTCGACTTCGAAAAGCACGATGACTAATTTTACATCAGAATTTCCACCGTTTCTCACACTTCAAACAGGTTATAAACGTGGTCAATGGCTCGTCGGCGCTCCTGGTTTGCAGTTGCGCATATACAGTCTTCATCGATTTGCAGCGGCTGCACTGGAATGCGCCGTCGGGCGAGTTCTCAGCGTCGTTCGTTCGGAGTTTCTTGAGAAGCCTTGCCGCTGCCGCTTCATACAACGCGTCCCATTTTTTGGGGAATAATGCAGCGGGATGGGCGTGGACGATCTCGCGGAGACTCGTGGTCGGGTCCATGACTCTGGCGAGCAGACCTGGATTTTCCGTATTCGTTATATTGAAAATTATCGACATTGCTTTTTGGACGTAAATTGACCTGAGTCGCGGTTCCTTCCAGTTTGCCTTGATATTCAACTTAGAGCAGCGTTCTAGGGTGAAGTTGTATAAATGAATTTCAAGGCCTTGCGAAGTCTCACGGTCTCCAGTGACCCGATTGAGTTTCTCGACGACCCTCTTGCGCACGATGTCCATGGTTACTACTGACGCGTCGAGGCTCCTTAAGATACTGTACTTTCGGCGAGCCTCGGATGCCAAGTCTGAGCTAGGCCGAGCTCGTTTTATTTGGTGTAAGAATATGATGGAGACTATAGAATTAGTTCATGCAAATCGTAGATGACTCGTACAGACTTCGGAGAATTCCAATCGCGAAGCTCACGTACCGCGGCGAAGCCTTCGAATACACGGGCGACGGCTACGAAATCGACGGTATGAACCGCGTATTCGGGAAATCCGGGCGAGAGATTGCGAAGAACTCCGAAAATGTCCAGCTGTGGCACAATGGGATCCCGATGACGTTCGATAAGATCCGGTTGCGCCTGGGGATCGTGAACCCTCTCCCAAGGCATATCGAGGCCTCCAGCGGAATCCGGACTCTGGGCAGAAGTCTCAGTGACGACGACCCCGCTAAATTCGCCTTTGAGACTCCCGAGGACCGCGCGAACCTTATAACATTGAATCGGTCATTGATCCAATCGGAAAAGAACAAATGGATGGTTCTCGAGTATGCAGACGACACTTTCGAAACGTACGAAGAGTTTGAATTGTATACGATCGAGTCAGGGACGGGATATATACGACACAAGAAAAACAAGAAAGCCCTTAAACCAAGTCTTAACGGTCAAGTCCAGGTGTATCGAAAGAACGGCACGTTCGCGAATATCTCGGCCCATCGCGCGTATATGTGCACGGTCCGCCGAGGGGATAGAGGCGACGACCAGACGCAAATCGATCACATCGATGGAAACCACCTCAACAACGATATCGCGAACTTCCGGTGGGCTTCACCGTCTGAGAACTCGCGGTATAAATTCACGGCAAAATCGAAGAAACCGAAGAAACTCCAGAAATTCCACGGGGACCTGTCGACATTGAAAAGGTTCCGTGAGTCCGGCTGGTACATGGGACTGGTGTATGACAAGTACGGGATTGTTGGACCATATAGAGACATTCATAGAGTCGGTGATTTCTCGGTGGATTCGCGGGATAAGTACCCTACACTCGGGACCGGGGATATTTTGTACATGGTTCACCGCGTGGTAGCATATGTCGAAGGTATCATTTCAAAATACGAGTTCGAGAATCCAAAGACGTGTGGGTTTGTGGTCATGCATATCGACAATGACAAAGAAGATTTTCGGCCGGATAAACTCAAGCGAGGAACGCCGGCCGAGAACAATATGGCCCGGCACGACAACCCCGCGACTTCTGGGCGAAAACCAATCTGGCAACTCGATCTGAATCGGAACTGTTTGGCGGAATTTCCGAGTCAAAAGGCCGCGTCAATTGCACTCGGAATTAGTCAGAGTGAGATACATCGGGCCATCAAACTCGGTAGGAAGTGTCATGGAAAATTCTACTTCGTGAAGCCTGCTTAGATTGTCATTTTTTGTTGGCGAGCGTGCACGTCTTTTGGCGAACGCAGAAAAACGAACAGACTTTGTTGTAATTGAGATCGCCGTAATCGAAGTTGGCTTTGCGCGGATCGAATATCAGGTGACCTTTGGCGTCGTACAGGTCAGGTCCGAACGCGAGTCCTCGTTTGTGCGACCACACGTTGGCGGATATCACACGCACGCATTTCCCCGGCGCCATGGAGATCCCTGTTTTTGGGTACGCGACGACGTTTTTCATGGGTACGCGGAATTTCCTGGCGATCGTCGCGCGGGTTTCGCCGGGCTCGACTTTATAAATGATGTCGCCGTTCTGACGAAGGAAATGGAAATCGTTGTTTTTGCTCAACAATAAACAGATCTTCGCGAACCTGGCGGGGCACCGTTTGGTCGCCGAGGTCGCACACCCCGTCTTCTTTTTCACGAGATCGTCGAGGACTAATTGCTGGACGGGGTGACACGTCGATAAATTGGTGTTCTCGCGCTGATCTGAGGGCGATTGACTGAGGTCCCCGGGCTGGAGCTTGAAGTTGGATTTCAAGGCGTACTGGGTCACGTACGCGTAACAGTTGGCCGAGACGATTCCTGACGTCGTGCCGTATGGCCTGAACGTGAACACCGGCTCGCTCCCAGATGCGGGGAGTTTTCTCATTACCCTACCAAGGAAAAAAACAATCCTAGTAGTAATGAACGGTACGCTCGTCCTCGCGGCAGTCGCGGCGATTCTCGCGGTGATTCTCGTGATTCTGGCGAGTCTTCCGGTGGCCAAGAAAAACAATGCGGTTGCCAGGGCCCAAGCGGTGCCCGTGAAACCCAAAGTAAACCCTATCGATCCCGTGGCCACGAAGACCTCGGCGCCCGCGAACTTCCCGAAATTTTATTACGGGATGCCCGGGTTCCAATATACCGTTCCGCCCGCCAAACCGACCTTCGAACTGGTCCCCGGCGCGGCATGGCCCAGTCTCAATGGCCGGTCGCGCGATACCGTCGTCAGCTGGCTGGTCGTCGCGTTCCCGAGACTCGTGGTCCGCGCCGTGCCTGCCGGGGGTCCTGCTGTGACGTACGAAACACGCAGCGATCGGATCACGTTGGTGTACGACTCACAGACTCTGCGCGTCTCGGATGCCAGGATCGGGTGACCAGTGACCGGGTGACCGCGTTTGTTTTCGAGGATTTTTATCGCCGAAATCGTAGATCATGATGCAGTCGCCACAATTACCAGGAACGCTAGGACATCCGGGGCAACCGGGGCAACGGTACGCTGCGGGAATACTTCCGGTATGCTGGCACGCCGGATCCGTGTTATTTCTGGTTGGTCGAGACGTTCGCGACGGGACATGGTCGGATTTCGGGGGCAAGTCTGAGCGGTTTGACAGAGGAGATCCTATAACGACGGCGTGCCGGGAATTTTACGAGGAATCGCTCGGGTGCCTGTACGATACCAAACAGATGCGGGCGCGATTAACGGCGAAAACGGCTGTTCTCGCGAGGAGTTCCACGCAAAACATGCACCGGTACTCGATGTACGTGACGGAAATCCCATACAGTCCCGGCGTCTCCCGGATCGTCGAGTCCACGGTCGCGTTCCTACGGTCTAAGAATTTACACAGAGCCCTCGTCGAGAAACTCGAGGTCCGGTGGGTCACGCTGGCGGAATTACGGGAAATGCCGAAACGGATGGTGTTCTCGAGGACGATCGATCTCCACGCCGGGCTCCTGGACTCCATTGCCGCGGGCGGGTCGATCGGGTGGCGCGGGATTTGCAGGGCGCGCGCGGGGGCATGGAACGATATCGACGACTCGCTGAACTCGATGACCCAGATGACCCAGATGACTCAGATGACCCAGATGACTCAGATGACCCCGTTGACCAGGTTGGCTTCGCCGTCAGATTTAAATGTGTGATACTAGATGAGGATTCGCGACGCACTGGCTAGGGTCGAGGCCGATAAGTTTGCCAGCACGGCCATCACGTTCACGACGACGGTCTTCCTGATGTACTTGTTCGTGTACTTGTACGCCATTGATTTCGACAAGCATTTCGCGAGTCCCGACGGGAAACCCGCGGATCTGAGCAAGATCATGTACTTTGTCGCGCAGTGTCACACGACCGCAATGTCCGAGCTGATTCCCACGACCGCGCTCGGGAGGTTTCTGGTGTCGTCGCACGTCTTCCTATCGTGGGGGTTCGTCGTCGTCCTCGCGCTGCCCTCGCACGTCCTGACCACGATCCTCAGCGGTCTTCAGTAGTTGTGCATGGGCGGCGTCCTCGATCCGTTTGACTGGCTTCTGCCGCGGCGATCCTGGCTCTCAAGTTCGCGATGACATCGGCTTCGAAGTCGAGAGTATTCGACATTTACTGATTTAAACCCTTAAATGAGGGCGTCGAAAATCGAAAACATGCCCGAGAGCACGGCGAAGTTCTTGTTCTCGGTCGCGAGTTTGGCAATGGCGATCAACAGCGCGACGACCAAGAGGCCGCACCAGACAAACCATGGGCCGCGGAAAGGGCTCGGTTTACCGGGGTCCTCTTGAGGGGCCGTGGCCACTAGCGCAGAGTACGCGGACGTCGCCAGGATTGCGACGACAATCGCCTGAATCGCGCCAAACTTGGCAAATGTATCGTACCATGGATTCCGGGACGTCACCATTTGCGTCTCCGCAATGTATTAAATTAGCCGTCCCATGACGCCCCGTACGTTTTGGCCGCCCATTTCGGATCGAACCGTTTCCCGACCGTGTACTTGGCCGCCGCGAATAACGAGTTCTCGGCGTTCCGGATACCCCAGATCCTCTGGACGGCCGAACTATCGAGATCGAATAGCATGCCCCGTCCGCCCGCCTTTCGATTCTTCGTGCAACAGCCCCCGCAATTCCGGTCGGCGCACGTATCGAATATCTCGAATTCCGCCGATTTCCCGCGGAACGATATTCGGACGGTATGGTACTTGAGTCGAGGCCAATCGAGTCGCTCGTGAACCGCGGCGATGTTGACTGATCGGGTGAACTTCCGGGAGACTTTCCATTGTGCGAGGGATCCGGGGCCCGAGCTGCCGCTTCCGCTCATCACGTTGTAGCTGGTCAGCGTGCAGTCCCGGCCGCTTCCGGAAACCAGCATGGCTCCGCAAACGACCGCGGATACCAGAGCGCGAAGTCCTCGAAACACGCGTCTCGAGAGCATTTATATCCCGACAATGTATTTATTTGCCTCGGGTTTCCGAGGTCACCCGTCCCACTTGGCGCCGTACTTTGCAGCGATGGCTTTCTGGTCGAACTTCTGGCCCAGCCTGTACGTCCCAGTCGTCGAAAAGTTCGATTCGGCGTTCGAGATACCCCAGATCCTCTTCACGGCCGAACTGTCGAGATCGAACAGCATCCCGAGGCCCCCCTTTTTTCTGTTTTTGGTGCAGCACGCGTCGCAATCCTTGTCCGCGCAGTAATCGAAGATACTGAACACTGCCGGCTTGCCCTTGTACGTGATTTCCACGGTCGTGTACTGCATTTTAGGCCAATCGAGCGACTGATGGACGGCGCAGACGTTGACGTTATCGCAGAACTTCTGGGTGACCTTCCATTGGGATAACGCGCCTGGCTTGGTGTTGTCGTTGCTCATAATATTGTAACTGGTCAAATTGCACGGGATCCCTGCGCCAGAGAACGTTCCCGTCGGGCCGCCGCCTGTTCCTCCCGTTCCTCCGGTGCCTCCGGTGCCTCCGGTGCCGCCTGTTCCGTTGGTCCCGCCGGTCTTCTTGGATTTCATAAAGAGGATCCCGGCAGCTAAAGACATCGACGCGGCCATCGAGCACGCCATCCCGAGACCGATGACCAGGATAGTCGTGTTGTCCATCTAGCGTACCCGAGTTTATTATTTTGAGAATACAATCTCAAAATTAGCACGGTTCGTTAGATGCCACGCTTCGCGGAGGTCCTGGGTAGGCCCTTTTTGATTGTATTTTTCCTTTATAAAATTAAGAAGAAATATAACAATAATTATGAAGAATCTGTTTGCTATTCTGTATACGTTTTCAAAACCGTGTCACTATCTTTATTTCACTGTACATAGTTGTAATCAGAATATCCCGAGTTATCACCATATTTTATTATTTTATTTACCCTCGACCCGCGCTGGACCTGGATCCCCAGAGTTCCCCAGGATTTTAATTACTCGGTTCCGGGTCACCCGGTCACCCCGAGGCGAACGCGAGGCCCGCCATGCCGCTGGCCACCCTGAGGACCTGGAAAGAGTTGGCGAAGACCCGGATTCGGCCGCGAGGACTGTCGGTGATCATTGCGGGGTTCAGGTCGACGACAAGGTGCGCGGTATCGACCCTGCTGAAATTACATGTCCCCGACGGCTGGTGGTCTTCCGGATGCAAAGCAAACGAGTACAAGTATATCTTCTTGGTCGGGACGCGCGTGTGGCACTGGTAGGGTTGCACGAGACGATGGTACGCTCCGCTTCTCGACGAGTACCTATCATGTCCGTTTAATTGAATCCGGGCGTTCACGATGGGATCCTCGGATGCCAGGACTCCGGGGAGATCGCAATTTGTATAGTCGTTGCCGTGAGTCGCGTACTGGCTTGCCGGGATGCTGGAGTTGTACGTTGCCGCGGAATTGTAGACCCAGATCACCTCCTTGACAGGATGCGAGAAGTTCACGGATATTTTCCTGGTCGCGTTGGGGTTGGAGGCGTCGAAAATGATCGGGGCGTCGCCCAGGAACTGGCAGACGTCGATCAGGTACTCGCTGGGCGTGCTGGCGAATCGACGGCGTTCCTCGGTTTCGAGATAAATGTAGTCCGCATAGGCGATCGGGGTCATCGACGGGGTCCGGCCGGTATCCAGGTGCGTGAGCGAAGTCACAGTCGTCGTCGATTTGATGTTTTCTGTATAATCGCGGAAATCGAAGTTCAATTTGACGTCGTGAAACTGCAAGGAAATAAGCGGCAGGCTCATCCCCGGGCTCTTGCAGAACGTGAATTGGATAGGAATATACAACACGCGTGCGGTATCGAAACTATTGTCGTACAAATCGTAGCTCGCGTACTTGCCGATCATATTGTTGAAACCTGTGAGTTTCTCCTCGGGCATCGTGAGTTCCGCGAGAATGTCCATGTACTCGCCCACGTGCCTATCAATCCGCGCGCCGCCGATATTGAGTTCAATGCTATTGAAGATCGCGTGCCCGATGCTGTTGCACCACCGGAGGGATTCGATATTCATACTCGCGGATTCGGGGCCTGGGGAGCCGTAGACGATGCCCGTGGACGTGGTGACTTGTTCGCGGCGCACGGTCACTGTATACACGGTTCCCTTGACCAACCCGGTAACCGCGATAATCCCGGAATCCTCGGCGGACATCGCGTACTGTGGAGATCCGCCCGCGGGAGTCACGGTCGCGCGGTACCGGACAAACTTGCCGGATATCGCGGCCATCGATACAGTCGGGAGATCCACGGAGATTTCAGCGGTGCTCGAGGAGGTCCATCGCGCGTACCGAATGCCAGGCGTATCAGTTGTCGCGGGCATGGGATCGCCGAACCGGAAATCACGGAGGCTCGGCAATGTGACTTCGAGCCA